CACCGTCTCGGGCGTTGCCAACCTTCTCTCGGCAGTGAACCTGCGCGGCGCCACTTCCATCGGTGGCACCCTTATCACCACGGGTAACGCTACCTTCGCAGGTAACGTGAGCGTCTCTGGTACCTTCACGGTGTCGGGCGTTGCCAACCTCCTGTCGGCAGTGAACCTTCGAGGTGCCACCTCCATTGGCGGTACGCTCATCACCACCGGCAACGCTACCTTCTCGGGCAACGTCAGCGTCTCTGGTACGTTCCAAGTTTCTGGCGTAGCCACATTCTCTTCGGCAATCGACGTAAAGGGTGCCACGTCGCTGGCATCTACCCTGAAGGTCAACTCCTCGGTGGTGATCAGCAGCGACCTGTCCTTCAATAGTGGATACGGTTCGGGTGCCCTCGCCTACGGAGTGCGCGCTTGGGTGAACTTCAATGGCACGGGAACCATTGCCATTAGATCTTCCGGCAACGTCGCCTCCCTTGGGGATAACGGGGTTGGAGACTACACGATCTTCTTCACCAACAACTTCCCGGATGCCAACTACGCATGCGCAGGGTTCTCGCAGCAAGGCAGTGGTGACGCAGCCCCTAACGGCAGCGTTGCCTTGAAGAACCCCGACACGATCTTGACCTCTGCCGTGCGCATCATCGTGGGCTCCGATAATAACAATGCCTTTGATCGAAACTACGTCTTTGTCCAGGTGGTCAGGTGATAACCATGGAAGACATGCGCATAATTTTTCCATCCGATACCGGCGGGGTCGTTGTCCTCATCCCAGCCGACAAGGATATCACGCTTGAGGAACTTGCCGCCAGGATCGTGCCTGCCGGCAGGCCCTACAAGATCATCCACAAGTCTGAAGTCCCATCGGATCGCACGTTCAGGGATGCTTGGGAGTACCGAGAATGATCCGCATCAACATGGACAAGGCCCGAGAGATCCACAAGGACAGGATGCGCAAGGCGCGTACACCCCTGCTGGCCAAGCTTGACGTGGATTACCAGCGAGCCTTGGAGACCAACTCCAGAACTTCAGACATCGTTGCCAAGAAGAATCTTCTTCGCGACGTTACGAAGGACCCGCGCATAGCATCGGCATCAACCCCGGAAGAACTCAAGGCAATCTGGCCTGCGATTCTGGATACGTGAGCGGGTGAGCCATGTCCACATCCTACACCCAACTCTACGACTACATCCGCAGCGCCACCGAGAATGACGACACGGAGTTCGCGGCGGCGATCCCCACCTTCATCGACCAGACCCGCATGCGCCTAGCCCGCGACATTGACACCTACGGCTTCGTCGTGTATACTACCGCTGCGGTCTCCACCTACCTGGTGTCCATCCCCTCCGATGCACTGGTGCTGAAGAACGTCACCTACGTGTCGGCGGGAAGGTACAGCCAGCTCATCATGCGTACTGACGAGTTCCTCCGTGAGTACTGGCCGCAGCGCACCTCCGTGGGTGAACCCAAGTACTATGCCCGCTGGGGTTACAACCAGATCCTCGTGGCGCCCGCGCCCTCCACGAGCGCCTCTCTCGAAATCTCCTACGTGCAGATCCCCACCTCCATTGGCAGCGTGGGCACCAGCACCAACTGGCTCACGGAGTATGCCCCTGAGGCCCTCTTCTATGGGTGCATGCAGGAAGCCTGCATGTTCATGAAGAACTACCAGGCCGCCGCCCTCTGGGAGGGCAAGTACCAGGACGCCGTTGGGAAGCTGCGCAACGAGGCCCGGCGTACCCGCCAGGATGACAACCTCAATAACAACTCGCCCGCCGGCGGCGACAATACCCTGCAGGGAGGCGTGTAATGCCCTCTACGTATTCCTCCTCCCTCCGCCTTGAACTTCAGGCCACTGGCGAGAACGCCAACACCTGGGGCGTCAAGACCAACAACAACCTCAACTTGGTGCAGCAGGCCATCACAGGCTACCGCAGCATCAACATCTCGGGCAACGCCAGCTACACGGTGAGTGCCGCCGACGGTGTGTCCGACGAGGCTCGCAACGCCGTCCTCAACCTCACGGGCACGGTCACCTCCGCCATCTCCGTGGTGGTGCCCGACGTGGCCAAGACCTACTGGGTGCGCTGCCAAGCCTCCGGGGCCAACGTCACGTTCCGCACTTCGGCGGGTACTGGCGTCGTACTTCCTCGCGACCTCTGGGTCTTCCTCGTCATCGACGGGACCTCGGTGGTCAACGCGATGCTCCCATACGTCCAGCTCAGTGCCGCCAACGTCTTCACCAATACCAACACCTTTGCTTCTGCCACCACCTTCACGGGGCCTGTCTCGGTTTCCGCCTCGGCAGCATTCACGCTTCCCGTCACCATCAACGCCCCACTCTCCGTCACGGGTGCAGCCACCTTCACCTCTGCGGTGGCGGTGCAGGCCCCCCTCTCGGTCACGGGCGCTGCTGTCTTCACAAGCACGGTCAACGTCTCCAAGGCGCTCACCGTCGCCGCCACGGTGGAGTCCACCACGGGAGGCTTCAAGTTCCCCGACGGGACCCTGCAGGCCACTGCCGTCACCAGCGCAGCGCGCATGGTTGCGGGCACCGCTCTGGTGTTGGACCCCATCGCAGTCAACACACGCACGACGCAGACGCATGGCCTCTCCGCAACTCCGACCTTCTTCACGACCTACCTGGAGTGCAAGAGCGCCGAGTACAACTTCTCGGCGGGGGATCGTATCATCCTCAACGCCGGAGTCAATGTGATCTCGGGCAGCACGATTGTCCTCCAGGTTCGGGCCGACACCTCGGCAACCTACCTCGAGATCGCCAACAACTCCCTCCCGGGCGTCGTCAACAAGACTGCTGTTCCTCCGGGTTCAGCGAACACCATCACGGCGGCCAACTGGCTTGTGCGTGTGATCCCCTACGCCCTCGTCTAAGGTTACGGCCATGGATGACCACACCAAGCACCTCATCGACACCGCATCCGTGGCCACCGTGGTGGGTACCATCTCGGGTATGCTCCCGGCCATTGCTGCCATCTTCACCATAGTGTGGACCAGCATCCGCATCTACGAGAGCAGGACCGTCCAAGAGTACCTGGAGAAGAAGCGTGGCGGACGCACCCCGTAGTCCCCATCTCATCGCGGCAAATGCCAAGCCGGGGGTCAACCGCGAACTCACCAAGTATGCGGGCGAGGGCGGCTGGTACGACGCCGACAAGGTCAGGTTCCGCTTCGGCCAACCCGAGAAGATTGGCGGCTGGCAGAACATCAACGGCGTGGGCGATACCGTCGCGGTTCCCGGCGCAACTCGCTCCCTCTTCACCTGGGTGGATCTCGCGGGCACCACTTACCTCGCGGTGGGTACCAACTCCCACCTCATGGTGTGGGACGGCGGCAAGTACTACGACATCACTCCGGTGGACGCGTCGGTCTCCGCCACCAACTTCATCAGCACCTCGGCGGGCTCCACCACCATCACGGTCTCCGTGTCGGCCCACGGCCACAGCACCGGAGACTACTTCTACTTCACCTCCATCACCACCACGGTGGGCGGCAACATCTACCCGGTGAGTGCGCCCCTTGGTGGTTTCCCCATCACGGTGGTGGATGCCAACAGTTTCACCATCAACACGGGCGTCACTGCTGCCGCCACCTCCGCTACCGCAGGTGGTGTGACCACGGGCTTCTTCAATCTTCCTACGGGCTTCCCCAGCAACGCTGCCACCTTTGGATGGGGTGCCGGCGTGTGGAGCGGCGCGCAGGGCTGGGGCACTCCCGCCTCCTCCGCCTTCGTGGCTCCGCTGCGCTACTGGAGCTTGGATAATTGGGGCGAGGATCTCGTGGCATGCCCGCGCGCCGGTGCCATCTACTACTGGGATTCCTCGCAGGGTGTGGCCAAGCGCGCGTATCAAGTCACGGCGTCGCCCACCCAGAACACCCAGATTCTCGTCTCCCCCGAAGACAGGCATCTCATCACCTTCGGGTCCCCCGATGCCCTGACCTCGGTGGTGAACCCCCTCTACATCAGGTGGTGCTCGCAGGAGAACATCAACGATTGGACGGCCAGCGCCACCAACACGGCGGGCGACAAGGTCCTCTCCGGTGCCTCGAAGATCGTGGCTGCCCGGCGCACTCGTGGGCAGATCCTCATCTGGACCGACGAGAACCTCTACAGCATGCAGCAGGTGGGCCCGCCATTCACGTTTGGGTTCCAGCTCATCGGCACCAACTGCGGCACCCTTGGGCAGAATGCCATGGTGGAGGTGGCGGGCCGCACCTACTGGATGGCCGACGAGCGCTTCATGATGTACGACGGCGCAGCCGCGCGGCCCATGAAGTGCGACGTATTGCGCTATGTCTTCGAGGCGTTGGACCGCACTCAGTTGGATAAGATCGTGTGCGGGAGCAACACCTCCTACAACGAAGTGATTTGGTTCTACCCCACCACCTCGGGCGAGGTGGACTCCTACGTCATCTACGACTACATGCAGGACGTGTGGAGCATCGGCACCATGGTGCGTACGGCGTGGATCGATCAGGGCATCGCCACCTATCCCATCGCCGCCGGCTACGGCACTTCGGCCACCAAGCTGTACTACCACGAGTATGGCAACGATGCTGATGGCGCGGCCCTCGCTTCCTACATCGAGAGCAACCTATTCGATCTGGATGCAGGCCAGGAATTCATGTACCTGGATAGGATCATCCCCGACTTCTCCGATAGGAACGGGGAGGCCATGCCGGGCAACATCGAGATCACCCTCCATACCCTCAAGTACCCCAACACTCCGGCATCGCAGGAGATCACCAAGGGACCCTTCACGGTATCGGCGCAGACGCAGAAGATCGATCTTCGCATACGGGGGCGCCATGCATACTACCGCATCGAGGGCGATGGTGTCAACACTTCTTGGCGCTTGGGTGCCATGCGCTTCCGAGTGGCCCCCGACGGTGAGCGATGAAGCCCCTCCTCCCCCTTCCGCCCCTCTCTCTTCCCCCCGATGCCCAGAGTGCGTGGGGTGAGCTGGTACGGGTGCTCAACCTCTACCACGGTCAGGTGGTGACGGGCCCCGGGGTGACAGGGTATGCGGTTTCTGGTACAATTCCAACGAGTGCCACCATCGACCTCGGCAGCATCAATGTCACGGCGGTGGCTTATACCGTGGTGAAGCTCCTCAACGACCTGCAGTCCAAGGGCTTGGTGAAGGTAGACAAGACATGAGCGGATACGAAGGTGCTGGTACTTCCATGTCGGATACGTCTCCCTCCGATTACGGTGGGTGGGGGATGGCCTTCGAGGTGTCGAATCCCGCAGCCCAGAGGGGTATTCCCGGCCAGGATGTGCCTGAGGTGCAGGGTCCCTCGCAGTTTGCGCCGGGTACCAACATCTCGGTGGGCCCCGCCGGTACCATGCAGGATACCATCGATGCCTTCTTCGGCAAACCCGAGAACGTGGCGAAGGCTGTAGGAGCGCTGGCTCCCGGCTTCAACATGGCGTCTGGCCTTGCGCGGGGCGTGGCATCCGGGCTGGGCTCCCTCTTCGATTCGCTGGGCGTCAAGGGCACGGCACCCTCCGAAGTGGCTCCTGCCTTCGACCCCTCGGTGGATGACTACGGCACCAAGGATAGCCGCGACAACCTCATGGCGCAACTGCAGCAGGGCATCTACCAGTCCCCGCTCTCCCCCTATGCGGGGCTGGCTCCCTACGCCAACAGGCCTGGGGTGTCTGCCGTGGTGCAGGCGCTGCAGAGCAATCCCTTCATCTCCGCCCTGCCCACCATGGCAGCAACCTACCTTGCCGGGGGTGGCTACGTCCCGGGCAAGAGCGGCGGCATGGACGATGATGTGCCTGCCGTCATCGATGGGAAGCAGCCCGCCAAGCTCTCCTCCGGGGAGTTCGTCTTCGACGCTGCCACCGTGGCTGCCCTTGGGGATGGCAACAACCAGGCTGGCGCCCGCAAGCTTGAAGAGATCCGCAGGGCCATCCGGAAGAGGGCCTACGGTCACGAGAAGCAGCCTCCGAAGAACTACGACATTGCCACCCTCATGGCTCGGACGTAGTTGCGGCAGGGGCTGTATCGTGCTATAATGCCATACCCGGGATAGGATATCTGCCATGGCTTCACTTTGGGACCAACTCACCAAGGGGTCCACGATCTCGACGCCAACATCGACGATCACGTCGGCGCAGCTTCCTGACTGGGCAGCCAACATCCAGCGCAACATCTTGGAGTCCGCTGCCAAGGCGGTGCCCGAGTACGAGTACTACGACCCCGCGCGGCGCATTGCCCCTCTCAGCGAGACTGAGCGGCAGGCTATCAACCTCACCCCGGAAGCTGCCTTCGCCTACCAGCCCGGCCTCGCTGCCGGCATGGGCTCCGCTTATATGGGCACGCGGGGTCTTGGCGAGGTTGACCTCTCGCAGTACATGAACCCCTACACGCAGAATGTCACCGACATCACCAAGCGTGAGGCCATTCGCGACTACGAGAAGATGCGCCCGCAGATCGGGTTCCAGGCTGCGCAGCGTGGGGCCTTCGGTGGTGCGCGGCATGGCGTGGTGGAGGCTGAGGCGGAGCGCAACCTGGGCCAGCGCCTCAGCGACATCGAGGCCACGGGTCAGGAGAAGGCCTACAAGGCTGCCACGGATCTCTTCGGGGAAGAGGCCAAGCGCCAGCTCCTCGGGGCTGATCTCTTCCGCCAGCTTGGCATGGGTGCGCAGGGCATGGGCCTCCAGGGTCTGCAGGCCGTGCTCGGGGCGCAGGGTCTGCCGCGCCAGGTGGAGCAGCAGCAGCGTGACCTTGCGTTCCAGGAGTACATGCGCCAGCAGGGCTACGACCTTGGCAACATCGAGCGCCTCGGCAACATCTTCCGTGGTGTAGCTCCGGCTGCCACCACGACGCAGACGGGCCAGACCATCACCCCGCAGACTTCCACGCTGGCTACGCTGGCTGGTGCTGGTGCCACGGGCCTCGGTCTCTACAAGATGTTTGGTGGTAGCGGTGGTGGTGGTGGTGGTGGTGGTGGTGGCTCTGCTCCGTCCGCTCCAAGCAATCTGTGGAGCGATCTTGGAAACGCCGCGAACTCTGCCTACAACTATCTCAAGTTCTGGTAACATGCCCACCAACGAGGAACTTGACGCATTCTACGAGGATGCCTTTGCGAAGGGTAACTACCCTTCGTCCTTGTATGGCATCTACATGCGCGAGACGGGCAACGAAGCCAACAAGGCCAAGGCTGGCATCAACACTGCCTATGTGGGTCCCATGCAGCTTGGGGCACTGGCCGCCAAGGAAATTGGCGTCAACAGGTTCGATCCCTACCAGAACATCACGGGCGGCCTTGCCTATGCCGACAAGTTGCTGAAGCGGTTCGGCAGTCCCGACAAGGCCCTGGCTGCCTACAACTGGGGACCCACCGCACTCAGCGCCCACCTTGCCAAGTATGGCGACAACTGGTTTGCCAAGCTCCCCGCACAGGTGCAGCACTACGTGATGAACGTGGGGGCGCGTGATCCGAGGTTCCTTGAGATGGGTCGTCGCGAGAGCATGGAATACCAGATGGTGCCGGAGCCCGCTCGTGCGGCCCCTGCTGCAGCGCAGCCGCCCAAGGACGACACGCCTGTGATGCACGAGCCCTTCCTCAAGGCACTCAGTGACTTCGAGTCCTACATGCCTTCCCCCAAGCCCAGGACCTACTGACATGGCTGAGATGACGGAACTTGAAAGGCTCAGGGGCCAGATCGCGGACCCGTTCTTCTACACCCTTTCGCGCATTGAGCAGGCGCGTATCCGTACTCGCGCCGATGAGCTTGAAAGCCTTGCAAGGCGCCAGCGTTCGGGGACGGTGGTTCCGGGTCGTGGGGATCCTGGGGCGGCTGCTCCGGGTCGTGAGTTCTACGCACCTCAAGTGGCCCAGGAGCAGGCCATGGAAAGGCAGCGAAACGAACTTGCCGAGGGTGTTAGGCGCCGAGGTGGTAGGCCTTTTGAGGTTGTTCCCGATTACGCCGAGCAGATGCAGGCTGGGGCGTCGCGTCCCTACCCTGGTCTTCCGACGCCAGCCGAGGAACCTCCCCAGTACCCGATGCCTGCCCCTCCGGCACCTCCCGAGGAGAAGCCCCCAGAGAGCGCCATCGATGCCGTGCGCAGGTTCCTTGGCGAGCCGGGCATGGGTGGTGGTGGTGGTGGTGGCAGGGGCTCTACGATCCAGCAGGGAAAGTTCGAGGACCCCGAAGCCTACAAGCGACGGGTCATGGCGGAGCTGCCCGAAGAGCGTCAGGCCCAGCCCACCTACAAGGCTGACAGGGGGATGGCCCTCCTCGAGACCGGACTGAGGATGCTGGCCTCGCAGCCCAAGCTTGGGCAGGGTGCCCTTGGCCAGATCGCCGGTCCCGTGGCGGAGGGCGTCAAGGAGTTTCGCGGCGAGATGGAGAAGCAGCGCCTCAGCGAGAAGGAAGAGGCGCAGGCGTCGCGTGAGGACAAGCTGCGCATGGCAGGCATCCGGCGCGACATCGAGAACTCCGCCTTCGAGCGCGACAAGGCAGGCAAGACCTACGCCCTCGAAGTGGACAAGCTCCGCGAGATGCAGCGCCACAACATGTCCAGCGAGGCCCTCCAAGGCCAGGCCCACAAGGTTCAGATGGCTGGGGTGCTGCTGCAGGGTGCCAATGTTGACATCCATCGGGCACAGCTCAATGCTACCCTTGCGCGGCAGCCAGAGCAGATCTTCCGCAAGCTGCAGGCCGAAGGTGTCATCGACACGTTGGCTTCCCTGCAGAGCAAGCGGGAACTGGGGGGCAGGCTTACCCCGGAGGAAGCTGCGGAGTTGAGCCGCGCCGCGCTGCAGGTTGGCATCACTACCGGCAACTTTGCTGGGCTGCTGCGTAGCGACATGGCGCAGGATCGTATCGGTTCCACCAATGCTGCCACGCTCTTTAAGTATTCCAAGGATTTGGCGGCTACGGATCCTGTCCGTGCCAAGGTCTTTGAGCAGCGTGCAATCAACATGATGATGCAGTCCATGGACCTCTCCACTGAGGTGCCTTCCGTGCCCCAGAGCCTCATGCTGCCAAGGTAGACATGGCCGACACAAAGTATGAATGGGACGGAAAACAGTACGTCCCGTTCAAGAACACTCCGGGTGCCTATGTCATCGAGTGGGATGGCATGGATTGGGTACCCAGCAAGAACCCCGAGGGCCCCGGCGCCTTCACGAGGGGCCTTGCCACGGGGTGGGAACAGACGAAGGGTCTCCTTAGCGAGGCTCTCCCGGCGATGGCGCAGAGCGCGCTGGGCTACGATGACGCGGCACGGGCCAACCTCAAGGCATACAAGGAGCGCCTGGACAAGCTGGACAAGGCTGGGCTCCAAGCCAAGATGTCCTACGAGGATGTCAACAGCCTTGGCTCCCTCTACGATTATGCCGCCGAGTCCTTTGGCCAGGCGCTTCCCAGCATGGCCACTGCGCTCATCCCCGGCCTTGGCATCGGGGCGTTGGGCACGCGCTTCGCTGCGGGCAGGGCTGCCGCTGGCTTGGTGGCGTCACGCGCTGCTGCCATCGAGGGGGCGGCGCAGGCTGCGGGCCAAGCCATCACCAAGGAAGCGGCGCATGCTGCAGCCATGCAGCAGGTCAGCCAGCAGCTCGGCGTGGCTGCGGGTTCGCTGGTGGGCTCCGGCATCCAGAACATACCCGAGTCCTTCGCCAACATCTACGATGAGACGCAGCAACTGCGCCCCGGCGTAGCCTTTGCCGTTGGCTCGCTGAAGAGCGCCCTCGACTCCATTGCCCCCGTGATGCTGCTGCGCAAGACGCAGGGCGTGGAGATGGGGGACAGGCTCACCAACCTCATCTCCTCGAAGCTGCTGAAGGGCAGGCCTGGGTGGAGTGGTGCCCTTGCCGGCGCCCTTGAGACTGCCGCCACCGAGGGTCTCACCGAGGGTGCGCAGGAGCTTCTTGATCAGACGGCTGTCAACGTCCTTGCCGACAAGAGCTTCAAGTGGAACGAGGTCATCGACGCCGCCCTCAAGGGTGGCATTGGTGCCGCGCCCATCGGTAGCGTTGCCGGAGCCTATGGTGCACGCAGGGCTGCCAACGAGGAAGCGCAGCAGCAGCGCGCCGTGGAGGAGAAGGAAGCAGAGCAGAAGGCCTTGGCTGCACAGCAGCGTGCTGCCGAGGTCAAGAAGATGGAGAGCCAGCGCGAGCAGTACCTCAATGCGGTGCGGCTCCCCGAGGCATACGCTCTCGCCAAGGAGTACGACCCCGAGAAGCTGCTGGGTCCCAAGGCTCCTATCGTTGACAAGATCAAGCGCAAGCTGGCCCTGCAGCAGAAGCTCACCGAGGAGGAAGAAGGTGCGCTGGTCAACATGTCTCCCCAGGAGTTCGAGCGCTACCTGAAGCTCACCCTGGAGGAGAACCCGGAAATCATCAAGGATGTTCCGGAGATCGCCGCCTACGACTTCATGAACGAGACCCCGCCTCCGGTGCAGAAGGGTCCCAC